CGGCTAAGTCTGGGGCGGAAGCAAATGAGTTCTTTGAGCGGGAAGCCTTCCGGAAACTGGAAGGGAAGTTTTATGTCGAGCCAAAATACGACGGCATCCGGGTGCAAGCTCACCGAAAAGGATCGGAGCTCAAAATTTTCACTGATGAAGGCAACGAGATTCAGCAGAAGCTCCCATCAATTTCTTCCGAGTTCCTTTCTTTTCCCGGTTCCACTTTCATTCTTGACGGTGAGTTAGTGAAATATGAAGACAGCCGCCTTCTCCCCCACGAAGCGGTAGTTTCTCTCCTCCACAAGGGCGAAGGAGAAGTGGATGAAGAAGGGCTGAGGTTCAAATTTTTTGACATCCTCTGGATAGGGGGTAGAGCTACCATTGACCTGCCTCTTAAGGAAAGGAAGAAGCTCCTTGACCAATTCCCCGATACGGAGCACATCCATCAGGTGAAATACATCGAGGCTGATAGTGGTGATGAGGTGGTCAAAGCCATCGCTAGCGTGGAATCCCACGAAGGAGCGGTGGTAAAGGACATTGAGTCTACCTATACCAAGGAGCAGGCTAAAAGGTGGTATAAGTTTAAGAATCAACGCGAAATTGATGCTGAGGTAATGGAGATAGAGAAAACTCCCCGCGGGGCTTTTATCTATACCTGCGCTATCCTTGATAAGGAGGGCAGAAAAGTTCCGATAGGCAAAACTTTGGCTACCTCACTGCAAGTCAAGGAAGGAGATATTATTCGCGTCTCTGTAGATCGGGTGAGCGTTAAAGATGGCAAGCCTTCCTGGCTTATCCCCAAGGTTCTTGAGCTGCGGACGGAGAAGAAGGAGCCTGATACTATGGCGGTGGTGGAGAAGTTGTCGCACTCTACTGTGTGGGATGCGATTCTGATGGCTCGGAGGGGTGGTGAGTTTGTTTTACAGAGGCACTGGTGGGGGGAGGCTTCCCACCATGACCTTCGCCTCACCAAGCGTCATGGCTGGTTTGGCTTCACTATCCCTCAAGGGGAAAGCGAGGAGTTGAAGCACCGCCTCGACGAGGGGGGAAAGCTACTTTGCTTCAAGAAAGCCTATTACGGTGGCATGGAATGGATGGAATATGGCAAGAAGGGGATAAAGGTTATCCCCGAGGGAGCTGATTACCACGGCATGAAAGGCAACCCCTCAAAGCAATATAAAGCCTATCTCCAAGCTGTAGATTGGGGCGAATACACCCTGGAACAGCGAACTGAGACTGAGTTTATTATCTCCTTCGTGAGTGTCAGGTCCCCTGACCTGACTGTGCTCTCCGGGCGCTACTTCATCATCCTTGCCCCGGATTCGATGCAGGAAAAAGGAAAGCCAGAGAAGTGGCTCATGTCCAAAGCCAAAGAGGAGCAAAATGTAGCGCTCCGATTCACCGGAGCCGAAAAAGAGGAAAAGGAGCCTGTTATAGAAAATCTCCAAAATGATCATGTCATCCTGAGCGAAGCGAAGGATTTCAATGAGGCATCTCTTCTTGATGAGCCTCATCATATTATCGAGGTCACCATTATCAAACCCGGTCCCGCCAAGGTGTCATTGCGAGCCGGAGGCGAAGCAATTCCACGCCAGGTCGTTTATAGTGAGGAATCCCTGAAGAAGAGTCTTCCCCTCTGGGAAGGCGCCGCCTGCTTCTGCGACCACTTCAATAAATCGGTGCGCAACATTGCCGGCGTCTACTTCTCACCCTGGTATGATAATGGCGTCAAAGCCAAGCTCCGCTTTATTGATGACACCCTTTATCATATGGTCACCCGCATCATATCTGACCGAGAGCAGAGTCTCTCCGTCCCCGATATTGGTATTTCTGCTGATATCTCCATTAAAGGTATCCCCCGGGACCATACTATTGAGGTTGAAGAAATCACTAATGTCATCAGCGCGGATATTGTTTTCTCCCCCGCCGCTGGCGGCTCTTTTGACCGCGTGCTCAACGCCGTCAGAGAAAAGCTCGGAATTCCTAACGCTCTCCCCGTTCACCCTGAGCCTGTCGAAGGGTCTCAAAAGCGCATCAGGGATCTCCAGTCCACTTCTGACAAGCTCAGAGCCCAGGTAAAAAACCAGGAAGCTGTCATTGCGAGCAAAAGCGAAGCAATCACTCAGCTTACCTCCGACCTCAGCCTTGCCGTTACCAGATACCGTGAGGGGATCCTCCAAAAACACCCGGAGATTCCCGAGGTGATGGTGACCGGCACCACCTTAGCTGAGCTAGATGCTTCCCTGGAGAAAGCCAAAGCGGTAGTGGAGACCGTGAAAAAGCACCTCGAAGCCGATTTCTTCGGCTCTCCCGGCGCTCCTATTAGGTCGAGCATAGATGTGGAATCCCTCTCTCCTACCGAGAAAATCAAATATGGTCTGGGAAAAAGAACTTAGGATTAAGATTCAGATGATAAAGAGAGGATAGGAAATAGACTTTAGGAACAAGTTCCTCATCCCTCTCCCTTGATGGGAGAAGCCCCCTCACCTAACCTCTCCCTCGAGGGGAGAGGAATAAGGTGAGGGTGAAAAAAGGAGGTCAAACCAAATGGCACTAACCCTAGCCGAAGCAGCTAAACTCTCCGAAGACGTCCTCTTGAAGGGCGTCATCGAAGTCATCATCAAGGACTCCCCTATCTTGCAGAAGCTCCCTTTTATCGAGATAGTAGGCAATTCCCTGAAGTATAATCAGGAGAATGCCCTCCCTTCTGTAGCCTTCTACGCTGTCGGCGATACCTGGGCAGAGTCAACCCCCACTTTCACCCAGAAGACGGCTACTATAACCATCCTGGGCGGTGATGCCGATGTAGATAACTACCTTCAGCAGACCCGCTCTAATTACCAGGATATCCAGGCAGCCGTCGTTGAGCTCAAGGCGAAAGCCATGCGGCACAAGTTTGAGGACACCTTCGTCAATGGCGATACCACTTCCGATTCTAAAGCCTTCGACGGTATTGACAAGCTCACTGATTCGGGGCAGACGGTGTCTATGGGGACTAACGGGGCAACTTTGACCCTGGAGAAGCTCGATGAGCTCATTGATAAGGTATTGGGTGGCAAACCTGATTTCCTCATGATGAGCCGCCGCAGCCGCCGAAAGCTCCAATCCCTGATGCGTGCCCTTGGCTCGATCGAGATGGGGCAGGACGAGTTCGGCAACTTCGTTCAGCTCTATAACGGTATCCCGGTGTCTATCAACGACTGGGTCGCCGATAACAAGACGGTGGGTACTTCTAATGATTGCTCTACTATCTATGCCTTTCAGTTAGGCGAGGGGGCAGTCTGCGGATTGCAGAATAGGGGCATCCAGGTAGAGAAGATTGGCTCACTGGAGACGAAGGATGCCACCCGCACCAGGCTAAAGTGGTATTGCAGCCTCGCCCTTTTCTCCACCGTTAAGCTGGCGAAGCTCGTCGGAGTCAGAGACTAAACCATACCATCCTAATCCCTCTCCCTTGACGGGAGAGGGATTAGGATGAGAGTGACAAGGAGGAACTATGCCACAGCCAAAAACCGACCAAGCCGGACAGACCATTATCCCGGTCATGATTACCCACATGGGCGACGGCTCTACGCCCCTCACTAATCGTGATGTATCAAACGATATAAACTTCCTCAAAATACTGCTGGGATATGCCTGGGCACCCACCAACTTTACCACTACACCCCTGGCTGCCGGGGCTACTTATACTGGTAATGCCGCAGATATGAGCTACGGCGGACTGCACAATATTCTTGGTTTTATGTCCGCCATCGCTTTCGCCGACCAAGATGGGACGATGTATATCGAACAATCCATAAATGGCGCCAACTGGGACTACAGTGAAAGCCAAGCGGTCACCGCCAATGTCGGAGCTAAACTCAAATCAGCTCTCTGTGCCCGCTATGCCCGAGCGAAGTATGTTAATGGTGGTGTAGCGCAAACGGTGTTCCGATTTGGTGGTAGATTCTCCCTCGCATAAGGTGGTGAGCCCTTCGGCTTCGCTCAGGACAGGCTTGTCGAACCATTGCGCTAGATGCCGTTCACCCTTCGACAAGCTCAGGGCGAACGGAAGAAAAGGAGGTACATATGGGTCAACTCATGCCAGTCATTAATCCTGAATCAGGTCAAGAGGAGCTTCACCCATTCGAGATTTGCTCCCAATGCGGTCGAGACATTGATAATGCCCAGGAAGGCTTCTTCAGCCACCACCGCCTCCCCACCCTCGTCTTATGCCAGACCTGTTATGAAGACATCATCGCTAAAGGTTACTGGGCAGCCGATGGCAGTCGAGTCAAAGTCAAAGGCAAATGGCTCAATGCCACTGAATCCCCTCTCCCTTGACGGGAGATAGATGTAGGGACAGGTTTTTAAACCTGTCCGAATCTCGGACAGACCTGAAGGTCTGTCCCTACTGCTTGATGGGGAAGAGCCCCCTCACCTAACCTCTCCCTCGAGGGGAGAGGAATAAGGTGAGGGTGATAAAGGAGGGAGAAAAATGACCCTGTCTGAGTTACGCGCTAGAGTAAGAAAAGACCTCAAGGATACTGACGCTCAAAACTACCGCTGGACGGATGAGGAGCTCGACCGCCATATTGATCATGCCCTAAGAGACTTCTCTCAAGCCCTACCTTGGGAGCAGAAAACTACTCTCGCCACAACTTCAGGCAGCCGAGAGATCTCTATCTCCGGTCTCACCGACCGAGTGATCATCTTCGCCGTAGAATATCCCATTGATAAATTTCCGCCCTGCTACCAGCGTTTTTCCCTCTATCAGGATACTATCACCCTTCTCGGTGACGAAGTTCCCGACGGCTCTAATGCCCGCATCTTCTGGGGTAAGCTTCACTACATCGATGCTAACGGCTCATCCCTCCTTTCCAAACACGAAGATATCGTCGCTACCGGCGCCGAAGGCTACGCCCTGGTCGAATGGGCTGCCTACGCCATTGATCGAGTATCAGTTGGTGGGGAGCAGACTCCAAGACAGTTTTGTCTCAGGGGGGAGGATCTCCTCTGCCATTTTCGTGATGACTTGCGTCGCCTTAAATCCCGTCTCCGCACTACCAAGCTTTATTCTGCGGCAACAACTCCCATCAGCAAATCAACGGACTGGGGTCCTTAATCCCCTCTCCCCTCGAAGGGAGAGGGAGGGGCAAGGGTGAATATGGTACCAAAAATTTTATTAGGGGTTTGAAAATAATCTTGAGCCAAAGATTAAAAAGCCGAAAATTCTGGATGGCAGTCGCTGGCATCATCACTAACCTGTCTATTTGTCTCGGTCATGATGTAGACCCTACCTTAACTGCTACTATATCTAGCGGTCTCTTTGCTCTTTATATCATCATCGAAGGAATCATCGACGCCATAAAGTAAGAGAATGTTTATCGTCATTGCGAGGAGCGGAAGCGACGAAGCAATCCTCTATGCAGGTTCCCCCTCCATCTCCCTCCGCCAGGGGAGTGAGTATTTCCCCTTGGGATTGCTTCGCCTTCGGCTCGCAATGACAGGTGGCAGAGGTAACATGCTGGAACGACTCTACCAGAAGCTCTGGTCTCGTATTGGCGGTCGTCCCTGGACTTACATCATCCGAGACAGCGCCCGAAAGTATACTCTCCTTTGGTTCTTAGCCTGGCTAATCGCCGGCATCATTCTCGGACATCTATGGTGGTAAAAATGTCATTGCGAGTGAAGCGTGGCAATCTCACGAGATTGCTTCGGGACTCTGTCCCTCGTAATGACAAAGGAGAGTGTCATTGCGAACGGAGTAAAGCAATCTAAATGCGCACCCTATCAGCAACCCTTCTTGCGGCTCAGAAGGCGCCTACTCGAAATCCCTATGTCAAAGTCGAGATTCGCCCCAAGATTGGCGCTGCTACTAGACTCGACTGGCAAAGAATCTACACTGGCTCAGAACCAGACTACTACCACGCCGCTACTTGCCCTGGAGATGGCAGCTTAATTCGAGCCAGAATTGCCATCATCGACAGCACCAGACAGCTCTACCGCCAACGGGTCACTAACCCAGACCAGGGCGCTGACTTTAGCCCGTGGACTTATATTGCCTATACTTCCGTTGCTGGTACCGCCCTGGCTTCTTATGGCGCCAATGTGATTCACTTTTGGGCAGATACCAATCAGAAGACCATCAAATATCAGGAATCTTCGGACAATGGCGTCACTTGGGGTTCTATTCAGACCCTCTACACCACCACCTACGGTATTTA